AACATTAACCCAAGGAGTACCTTCAGTGTTATTAACCTTTAATACACTACCCATTCTAAAGGGTACAGATGCGGATTTAATGGTTTTAGTATCTCTTGGTTTTTCTACATCTATAACTTTATTATAAACATCAATATCAAATCCTCTAACATATGCTCTTCCTGAAGATAATTTAACGCACATTAAATCGTCAGATGGATCAGCACCATCATCAGTTTTTTGTCCATCAACAAATAAACCGTTGGAATTAATCTCATTATTTAAAGAATTTTGAAGATTAACTCTGAATGGTTGTATTGCATAGTTACCAGATTCATCATATGTTCTACCAGCAATCCATTTTTCTATATGTGAATATACAGATTCTGCCTGTAACTTTTTAATTTCACCATTCTTAACCCGCATTAATTCTACGAAGTTAGTATCTTCATAATCTAAAAGTGCTTTTTTTGCTAATTTAACAGTTATTTGAAATCTATCAGCACCTGGTGCAGCAAAATTAGTAAATCCTTTTGCGTTATCATTTAAGCTAGGATCATCATTTGCATTAATTACAGTTTCAGATATTTCAAATCCTACTCTATAAGATGGTTTATTAGAATATGGTTCTAATACTATAATAGACTTACTTACATCTACAAAAGTACCTCTTATAAAATAAACACCAGTATCAACACCAAATGCAGATCCAGTAGCAGTAGCATCCTCAGACATTACTGTTAATACTGTTTCTCCAGAATTTAGTGCAGTATTGCCATAAGTAATATTTTCTTCAAGAATTAAAATTTCCTCATTAGGAAATGCAGAACTTTCGGAACTAGTTCCTGATTCCAAATACTTAACAAAAATTGTAATATCATCAACACCTTCATTTGGTGGTAAAATATAATTCTTAATAGTTCCTACTATTTGAGAATTTTGTCCTTTAATTCTAGTTCCTTTACCATTATTATTATTAATTAAAGCATCAAGATATACAGTAACATCAATCCCTAGATGATCTGGGTTTATTTTTACTGCAAAATATGTACTATCATAGGTAATTCCCCCAGGAATAACCATAGATCCTTCTTTAAAAATATGACTTCCAAACGATTCTATTTGATTCTGTAATATCGATTGAAGACTAGTTAATTCCCTAGCTTGAACTGGATATCCAGGTTTGAACAGTACTTTATAAAAATTATCTGCCTTATCAAAATCATCGTAATAAGGGCTTATATTTAAGTTGGTCTTCTGTGGCATTTTCTTTAGAATTCCAGGATGATTTTAACGTCTTCTTTTTGTCGCTCATTTCGAGCAATTAAAGGTCTATTATCTAAGTAAATAATTTCCCCCGATCCTTTATTTATCTCATTATTGGATAACCCATTTGAGAACGTAGTTCCGAGATCAATTAACTTAGTTCCAGTCGGGTTAGTTGTTATTCCACTAAAAGCAGTATTAATACTTGCGGAGAAACTAGAACTATCACCTTTTACTGCATTTGATGATGCTTCAAAGGAATAAATTGCACCAGTAGTTGAGATACCAGTATAATCAGTATGATCATTATTAGTAGAATAATTTAAAGAACGATCTCTAAAATATTTCATAACCTTTGTATCTTCATCATAAGATGCAACATAACCTTGAGCAATTCTACCTGATGTTAATATTTGAGTTATTCTCTCACCAACTATTGGTTTATCTCCAGAAACAGTATCGAAAATAAATGCATTTAAAGATGAAAAAGTTGGGTCAGTATATGTAATAGATGTTCCAACTTGAGTTGGATTTTTAACTATTCCAACTTGTGCAAATTTTGTATCAGAAGGAAAATCTTTTGTAGAGTCATCAAATCTAGCATAAATTAAAACTCTATCAGTTCCCAATTCCTTATAAAGATCATAACCATGACCTAAAGATGGTGGAATAACAGGAATAAGGTTTGCTCTTTGATTTGAAGGATGTGCAGAATCTTGTAATGCACCCAAATCAACTAATCCATAACTATATCCTTGTCCACCAGAACTAACAGTAACATTAGTAATAACTTTATTTACAACATCAACTCTAGCTTTTCCTCCAGTGCCATCTCCTAATATATCAACCTCTTGCCCCAATCCTTCTGCATACTTTCCACCACCATTTTCAATATATACATGCTTAATTTGGTTATTGTTTATAGTAGAATCACCATTTTCTCTTATAGATTTAATTTGAGCATCTGTACTTTCTGTCCAATTATTAGGAACAGTAATATATTCTGTCGAATCAAATTTCAGAATATCCGCAGGTGAAACAGTATACAAATATTTCCAAACATAACCATCTCCACTATTACCAGCTCTTGATGGTTCTAAATCTGTGAATGTTGGTTCGTCTTGAGAAATATTACCTTTTAGATTAACACCAGTTGAACCATTTGAAATACAAAGATATACTTTGAATTCTGAGTTCATTACATAGTAATTTGCACCATATAATCTACTAGAATCATTAATTGGACTTTGCTTATCAGATTTCGTTGAATAATCATCCCGATACATTTCATATCTATTACCAGCAGTCCAATCTATCCTTCTAATAATTCTTCTTATATTGGCAGATGCAATTCTCTTACCATACATCATAGTATCGCCAGTATGAGCGATATCAGAAAAACTATCTATAGGTTTAGGTGTATTACCCGTTGTATTCCAACCTTCAGACCTTCCATAACCAACTTGAACACTTGGTGAAGGAGTTCCTGTTGGATTTGGCAATCCAATAAAGACATAATATGAATTTTTATCAGACTCTACTGATTCTACAAAATTATTTGCGTTCAGAATTCTAAACTGATCAGTAACAATTGCTGGCATGATTATAAACTAAACTTTTTTTCTTTATTTATAGACATAATTTTATAGTCCTGTAACGATTCTAATAGCACCAGTATTTCTTAGTCCAAACTCAGCGTTCAAACCACTATAATACTTTCTTTGAATTGTTGGGAAAGTTGATAATCCTGCATCAACTGTTAAACCAGTAACCCCAATAGAAATTGGAGAAGTTGATCTTTCCCCATTATATATTCTACCCCAACTTATTTTACCTAGAGATTTGGTTAAACCAATATTAGTAACATCATAATAACCTGTTGATGTAACACCAGTAGTATTAGTTGTACTTAAAATATCACAGGTAATTTCTGCTCTAAAATCACTAAGTTGAGACATTGAATGTACTTTATAGATATTATCCAAGAAAGTTGATCCAATTGCAACTATACTATTATCATTACCATCAACTGAAGTAACTCCAGATCCCAAATCTATTGAAGTATCTTTAATTAAAATTGGATATCCAACTTGTAATTTATTTGCATTAGATTTAAATGATGTATAGAAGAACTTAAGTGCTTTAGTTCCTGCTCCACCAGAACCTTCTACTGCAGCAATTCCAGTTATAATCCCAGTATATCCTTCAACATTATCAAAGGAAGTCATTTTTTCAGTTTTGTACTGAGGTTTTTCTACAATAACTCTTGGTGGATTTACTTGTGAATATCCTAAACCTATATTTGTTATTGTAGTAGAAGTAATGGAACCATTAGTAATTGTACCAGTTGCTTCTGCAAAAGTTGATACACCAACAACAGCATACTTATCCCTAACAGTTGTTCCAATACCAACACCAATTGGAGCAGCAATTAATATATTAATCGAAGATCCAACATAACCACTACCACCATTAACAATGGTTAATGATCCAATGTCACCACTAGAAGTAACATTTGCAGTTATTTCTGCTTGCTCACCACCTTCTGCTCCCATTAATAAAGCATCAACAGCAGTAATATTAACATTATACCTTTCATTAACATCCAAGGCAGGATTCACATTATCTTCATAGAAGAATGATTCTGCATCATCAACAAATATTCCACCAGTAACACTAGTACCAGAATCAGTAGTTACATCTCCAATAACCTTTGATGTTGGGTATATTTGTGGTTCAATAACTTCTCTTGCTTTAGATATCAATTCACCTTTAATAATCTTATCTTCTTTTTGTTTAGTCCAATCAACTGGTTTAGGTGTATTTTCATTAATACCTCTACCTCTATACAATGTTGTTTCAACAAGATCAGATCCAAGAATATCCTTAATAATTCTATCATTTTCTTGATCAGCAGTGTCTGTAAATGCTGGATTCTTATGAATACGAATATCATCACCAATTTTAATGGTTTCATTTACATTAACTATTTGAACATCAACACCATCTTGTCCTTTATAGAAGAAGATATCAACTTTATCATCTATTGATGGTGCTTCCGTGAACGTGAATGTTGTACCACCTTCAAACTGGTACGCAATATTAGGAGTTTGCATAACTCCATTAACAAATATTAATAGAACTGCATTTAAATCTATCTCTTCACCCAATATTGAGTTCTCATCAACTTCAAAACTTAATAATTGACCATTACGGAATAATGGGAATCTCTTTCTAAATCCAGTTTGTAATGAAGAAACGCCATCAATAAAGTCTAACTCACCAAATTGCCAAGAAGAGAAGTAATCATTAAACGTAGTAACAACTTCAAGTTCAAATTCCTGTAATGGTTTTCTCAATCTCTTGTCAGTTACCAATCCTATTGGTTTAAACTTATCACCAACTGCAAATGAATGTCCAGATCTAGCAACATCAAATTTAGAAATCTCAAACATACTTCTAGCAACTCCAACAGAAGTTCTTGCTGCACCAACCCTAAGATTTAAAAGTAGATTACTTCCAGTATCTTCTGTTTTTCCTACACCTAACCTAGAAATACCAACAACAGGCATATTTTCATAAATTGGTTCTGGTGTTGAAATTTCTGGGTTAACATATCTTGCACCATAATCATTAATAGTAAATTCTAATGCACCACCAGTACCTGCAGGTGATTTTCCTACTAAAACTCTAAATGTATCTGTAGTTACTTTACCAACTGGTAATTCTATATTATGAGCAGGATCAGTTATACGTGGATAACTATGCAATGTTTGATGCTGATCATGTTCACAAGTCATCACTATCGAATCAGTAGCAAATCCAACAGTTTGATTTGACTTATAAATTCCTCCATTTACAGCACGAACAAATGAGTGTGTAAATTGATCTTTAGATGGATTTGGATTTACATTAACTTTAAATGTATTTACAGTAGTACTATAAATTGAAACCCATCTTCCACTTGCATAATCAGATGGTCTTGGATAAGGATGCTCTGTTTGATTATTATCCTTAGTACAAGTAAATACTAAACTATTATCTTCAATTAATATCTTATCACCAACAGCAAACCCATGAGTATTCTTTGTAAGTGTTAAATTACCAGTATTCTTAACATAAGATGCATTTGTTGGTGTAATTGTTGTGCAACCTACAAACCCATGTCCAGCACTTGTTACAATAAATTCACCTGCTGCTGGATCATATTCAGCATTAGTAATATTACGAGTTGTAATAGGTGATTTTCCAACATTAATAGTAAATGTGGTATCAGTTGTTGCAGCAACTGCTACATTTGCATCATTATGAATAGGATCAGTATATCTTGGATATGTGTGTTCAGTTGCATGATTATCTCTATCACAAGTAAATGTTATAGAATTGGTTGCAATTCCAACAGTATTACTGCCAGCAGTTATTCCATGTCCAGCACCAACAGTTAAAACCATATTACCTGTAAGAGCATTATATGTTGCTGCAGTTGGTGTTAATTTAGATCCTGACCAAGAATCAATAGAAACGCAATTATTATTTTCTGTACCAGAAGCAAACGTATGAATATAGTTTCCTCCAGTTTTTGCTGCACCTGCTACTGCACTTACAAATTTATGAGTATTGGAAGCAACCTTAGCACTAATTATTGCACCAGTTCCACCTCCACCACCAGTACCAACATTAACTGTAATAGTATTGTTTGTTACACCATCTATTCCTAATGCTACACCACCAGCAGGATCAGTTGCACGAGGATATGAATGAGTACTATCGTGATCATCTCTAGAGCATGTAAATTTAAGAGATTCGGTATTAAGTTGAACTGTAGTTAATGCTCTCAATAATGAACCAGTCAAAGAAGAACCATATGAATGAGTATAATTTCCACCAGTTGTTACTGCACCTGCAGTAGCAGAATGGAAAGTATGTTTAGATGTATTCGTTGATGGTATATCAGAAAGAACTTGGATTGTTATTGTTGTATCAGTTGCAGTTTGAATTTTAATTGGTTCATCATAAAGAGGATCTGTTGCTCTTGGATATCCCTTTGCTGACTGGTTATTATCAACATCACAAGTAAATTTAATAGATTCCTGAGCTAATTTAATATTAGTTCCAGGTCTTAAAGTATGAGATCCAATAGTAATCTCCATCAATCCTGTTACTGGATCATACTTAGCATATGATGGGGAGTAAGAAACACCAGGTGATGATCCTACATTTACATCAAATGCAAATTGAGTTACGTTTGATATTGCTAACCACTTTCCACTTGCAGGATCAGAGGGTCTTGGATATGCATGGTTTGATGTTCCACCATCCATAGCACAAGTAAATGTTATTGCATAATCCTTAAATTTAATAAGATCACCATTAGAGAATCCGTGACCATTAGATAGTACTCCAGAAGTAATAGTTAATATACCAGTTGTTGGATCATATGCAGCACTATTAATATCATTCTCTGATGCTTGTTGCAATCCATGATTATTTCCAATAGTTAATATTAATTCTCCAGTGGAAGAAATATAATCTACTGTTGATGGTGTATGAGTACCATTAGGATTAGTAGCGTTAATTGAATTGGTATCAGAAGAAACAAAAGTATGAACATATTCAATATCAGTAACACCAATTGCAACAGGTTCTCTATATCCAGAACCAGATGTTAAATCATTATAGAATTCATATACATCACCACCAGTTTTATAGAAGTGTGGTATTGATGTTAATCCTACTTGAACTTCAAATGTTCTATCAGATATAATACCAACTACAGGTAATGCTCTTTCATGATCTGCGAACATTGAAGTTGTAACTCCAACATAATTAAGAGTCTGAACAGCGTTTGTAGTTGCAGAAACAAATGTATGAGGATCAGTATAAGTTGGAGTTGTTCCTAATAAAACATTAACCTTAAAAGTATCTGGGGTTACTGTATTGATGTAGAGATACTTATCAAAAGCAGGGTCAGTTGCTCTTGGATAAGAACCATTGCCACCACTACCATAAGTGCAACTGAATACTAATGATTCTTCCTTAAATTTAATAGCGTCACCATTTTGAAGTCCATGATTAACAATTTTTATTGTCAATTCTCCAGTTGATGGATCATATACTGTACCACCAGTAACAGGAGTACCAACATCCTTAGTTGGACATGTAAATTCTAAATTCTTTAACTTAACTGTATTTGGATAACCTAAAGCATATCCATTAACAGTATTAGTTGTAACTGTAATTATTCCAGTGGTATTATCATAAGCAGCAGTTTCAATACCAAGTTTATACTTGGAAGAAGTTCCAATTCCAATAACTTTGGTAATAGAAGATGCAGCAAATAAATTACTATTATCCTTTTTCTCTGGTTTAACTTTAGCACCAACTAAAGGAGCGTATCCAGTACCAGGAGTTGATCCCATAGAAACAATTATTCCACCTCTTGGTAGTTGATTCTGGTTAATATCATACTCTGATTGCATTGGAGTGCCGTTTTCAGATGAAATTCCAGTGAACACTACACTAGTAATACCTGCTACTGAATCACTATCAAATTCATAGTTATTACCAGCATTATTTAAAGTAAGAGGAGTTTGGAATACGCCATTAATGAATAAAACACCATTTCCAATAGCAACACCAGTTTCTGTATTAGCACCACCCACAGTCATTGTATAAGTTTTACCTATTCCAGTAAATACATCAGAAATATCATCAAATACCATATTGGTATCATAATTACTTCTTAAGAAGGTTCTGCCACAGAATTCAGCTTTAACATATGGTAGATTAGTATCATTTCTTCTTTCTCTAGTATTACCTTTAGGTGGATCTAAGAACCATACAGTACTATCAACAATGTTGAATGATCCTCTATGAACCCTAGTAGCGGTTGTGTCGGTGTGAGAAGTTGCTGCTACACCCAAAGATCCTCTATTAACTCTAACAACTGGTAGAGTACAAATACCGAGGGATACATCAGTAGAATCATTGATTATTCCTTCAGGAAGACTAGAGAATCCTACTTGCTCAACCTTCATATATTCATCATCAATTTTTATAACATCTCTTGGTTGAACAGAACTAATTCCACTAAGAACAAATTGTGATGTTCCAGCACCAATAGCACCATCAAGAGTATGCTCAATCGAAGTAAATGAAATTGGTTGCTGCACAATTCCATCCAGACCAATAACTGTTTTAGACAGTTTCTTAGTCATATCAAGTTTATGAGCATTACCTTCACCAATCCCAGTAAATGTTATTGCAATACCAGATGAAATATATTCTTTTCTACTATAAAGATTAAACTTATTTTCGTTGAAAACTTTAACATATACCTTAGATGGCATTATATCAGTAACAATACCTGCATAGTTTGTAGTAGATCCTATAGAAACTGCAGTAGATCCAATACCAACAAATGTTGATCCAGGTGTATAAAGTAATTCTTCATTATCATTAAAGAAATGATTTGGTATAGTAAACTCACCAGTTACTTTATCTAATTGTTCTGTATTAGTAGGATTAAATATCTTACTATAAATTGGGATATCCTCATGCTTTAACTCAAAATTGATTTTATTCGCTCTTGAACCATTTACACCGTCATATGCAGAAAGAAGAACACGTTTTTCTGTTGGTCCTACCACTAAAGGATCTGGAGTATTAGCAAAATCGTTTATAGTATTGAAAACTTCATTATATGCTTGAAGTTCAATAAGATTTGTTTGTGATGCATCTGGATAGAAGTTAATATCAGTAATATTTCCTGTTGTAACAGATCCAAAAGTACCAAGTCCAACATTAGAAGATCCAGTAAATGGATATTGAATAACAGTTACATCACCCTCATCTTGAAGAGCAACGACTTGGTGTATTGCAGATTCAGAATCACTAGAAACTCTTACAAGAGATTTGGATGTACTATCAATTCTATTATCAATTCTAGTAACTAATATTGGTGTTGAAGTTCCACTATCATATGTTGATTCTAATCTAACACTTCTTTCAGCTCCAATAGGTTGACCAGGGACTGCAAATCTGTATGTTCCAACTCCAACAGATTCAGTAGCACCCAATCCAACAATATTTGTACTTACATTAATTAATCTCTTAGTTTGGTTTTCACATTCAAAGTAGATTGTTCCAGAATCATACCTTGCAGTTAATATACCAACCCTAGATGCACTATAAGTTTTATTTAAAGTATCAACATAACTCTCTGCATAATAGATATTTGTTCCATCAAAATCTACTATAATTTCACCATAATTAATTTCTTTTGTAATATCATCTTGAACAAGCACATCAGCAAAGAAACCATTGAAATCTGTATCAGAAAACTGTGCAATAGTTGTTGTGTTAAATCCAATGACATTATCATTTGTATCGGTACTAGCAATTGCAACTTTAACATTTGCTCCAGTTATATCAATTTGCCCGATTGATGTTGCTTCAGTTTTAATTGCATTTGTAATAAATTCTGTTTTAAGAATTTTAATATCATGATCCCTATCATATTTCTCAACTGGTAAGAAATTTAACGCTTTTCTTCCAAAAAGATCAGCTGTTGCTTCAAAATCACCTAATTTATGTTTAGTATAATCTGATGTTTTTTGAACTAAAATAGCATCATTAGTTGTAGATAATACAATTATTTCAGAGAATTGAAGATCTAATGTATCTGCATCAGTTACTTGTACAAGATATTTTGTAAATGCACCATCAACTTCTTCAATTTCTCGGAATACATCTTGAAAACCTTTACTAGAGAATTTACCACTTATATCATCGTGTATTAGAACTCTATTTGATTTACATAATGTATAATCTGTTAATTTTGTATTTTCAAAAGTAGCAAATTTCGATTTTGTTGGATTTACTTCTGGTCTAGCATCATAATCTCTTCCAAAATCAAAATTGTTAATCGTATCAACTCTCTTATCACCTAAAAGATCAACCACAATAACTGGTGTTACTTGAACAGTAGTTC